GTTAAGAACGCTACCACTGGCGGCCAAAGCATCACTGTAAAGATTGGCGCGAGCACCGGTACTACGGTTCCAAATGGATATACCGCAATCTTGTATGCCAACGGCTCCGATGTAGTTCCTGCCGCCAGTTTGAATGTGTTTGCTGAATCTAACGGCATAGATGTTGGTGGCACAGCGTACAGCCAACTTGGGGCGACGGGAAGCCCCACCGACATCTCTGTGATATATGCGCAAAAAGGTGCAGGATATATTTCTGCCCGACCCGGCGACGGCACATCTGGAAATGGAAATGCCCGTGGCGCAACCGCAATTGACTGGCAAGTTTCTCGTAGTGCTGCAACCCAAGTTGCCGCAGGGGATAACTCGGTTATTTCTGGAGGCAACCAGAACACCATTGATACCGGATCGGATGGCGCAGTTATTGGTGGCGGGTTCTCAAACACTTTAAATTCCAGTTGCGATTACAGCTCAATAGTAGGTGGCGCAACCAACGCAGTCAGTTCAGGCCGTCAATACTGCGTTATTGGCGGCGGTCGGTCCAACGCTATTACAACCGGCAGTTACGCCACAATTTCAGGGGGCGACTCCAATACCGCCGGAACTCAAGGCACCGTTACTGGCGGTGTGTCGAATTTTTCATTCTCGTACAGCCGCGCTGGCGGTTTTTACGCAACCTCAAACAACCGATACGGCTCCGATGTCTTTGCATCCGGCTCGTTTTCGACAACCCGTGGTACTGCGCAGGCGACCAACAACGTCCTGCGCATCCAAACAGCTAACGTTACACCAACGCGCCTAACTGCTGACGGCGCAGCTGCCGGGGCAATGAATACGCTAAACCTTGCAGACAACAGCAGCCTGTACATCAAAGGTCAGGTCGTGGCTCGGAACACAACCACTGGCGACACCAAGGTCTGGACGTTCGAAGGTGCAATTAAGCGCGGCACCGGCGCTGCGGCCACTGCTCTGGTGGCTGCCATCACCCCAGCCGCTGGTGCGTCAGACGCTGGCGCTTCTACATGGGCCTTAGCCGTTACGGCTGACGCAACTAACGGCGGCTTGGCCGTTACTGCAACCGGTGTGGCTGCCACGACAATCCGATGGGTGTGCCGTATCGACACAACCGAAGTGATGAACGGTTAAACATGATCGAAGCCATTTTTTCCTTTCTCGGCGGCTCCGCCTTCAGAATGATCTGGGGCGAGGTCGTTGCATGGAAGAACAAGAAACTCGACCACGAGCAAGAGATGTCTCGCATGCAGCTGCAGGCGGAGCTGGACGACAAGGCTCACCAGCGCACCCAAGAATCCCTGCGTTTGCAGGCGCAGCTCGGCATCCAAACCATTGAAGCCAAAGCCGAAGCAGATGTTTCTGAGTTGGAGGCTGCCGCATTCACCACTGCCATGGGCGAGGCGTTTAAACCAAGCGGCGTCAAGATCGTTGATGTCTGGAATGGAATCATCCGTCCCACTGCTGCATCGCTGGCGCTGTACCTGTGGTTCCGCAAGCTCGACGGCCAGAACTTCACCATGACGGACTGGGATTACACGCTCGTGGGCACCATCCTCGGGTTCTTCTTTGCAAGCCGCGAGCTGGCCAAGCGTGGAAAATGATGCCATCGTCATTGCCGCTGGTCTATGCCGCGTCTTTGAGGGCCTGTTTCTAAAGCCGTACATGTGCCCGGCAGGCGTGCCCACCATTGGGTATGGCACCACAATGTATGAAAACGGCAGGCGGGTTACGCTGTCCGACCCGGCAATCACCAAGGTAAGAGCCGAAGAATTGCTGCGGTACGACCTTCAAAAAAAGCTGGTATCGGTCAAGCGCCTTTGCCACAATTTGCCTGAAATGGGTGCGAAACCCTTGGCAGCCATCCTTGATTTCACATATAACCTTGGCGAAGGTCGGCTCCAAACCTCCACCCTACGCAAACGGCTCTTGGCGGGGGACAAAGAAAGTGCCAAAATAGAGCTCAACAAGTGGGTGCGTGGCAATGGCAAAGTGCTGCCCGGACTCGTCAAGCGCCGCGCCGCTGAAGCCGCGCTACTAGGGTAAACCATGGCACTCAAAAAATTCCTATTCAAGCCCGGCGTCAACCGAGAAAACACCCGCTATACAACCGAGGGCGGTTGGTATTCTTGCGACAATATTCGTTTCCGCCAAGGCACGCCAGAAAAGATCGGCGGATGGCAGCGCATCTCGGTCAACTTTTTTCTTGGCGTGTGCCGGTCTATCTGGAACTGGGTGACGCTGGCTGGAGAGAACTTGCTGGGTGTTGGCACGAACCTGAAGTTCTACATCGAACAGGGCGGCTTTTACTATGACGTCACGCCCATCCGCTTGACCACGGCTGCCGGAGATGTAACCTTTGCAGCCACCAATGGTAGCAGCACCATCACAGTGACAGATACGGCACACGGTGCATCGGTCAACGATTACGTCACCTTCTCTGGCGCAGTAAGCCTTGGCGGTAACGTCACGGCTACAGTGCTTAACCAGCAGTACCAGATCACCAGCGTTCTCACCGCCAACACGTACACCATCACTGTTGGTGTCACGGCATCTGCGGGCGACTCAGGAAACGGCGGCACGGTTACCATCGGCCAGTACCAGATCAACACTGGTCCAGCATTTGCAGAGGCCTTGACAGGCTGGGGTGCAGGCGGCTGGGGTTTGGGCCCTTGGGGCTACGGCACATCGCCAGCAGAGACCTTGCGCGTCTGGAGTCAGCAGAACTTTGGTGAAGACCTGATCTTTGGCCGTCGCGGCGGTGGAATCTATTACTGGGATGCGTCTGTTGGCGTGGCACCCAACGTGTTTACCGTGACGATTGCCACTCCTGCGGTTGTTACGTTTGCCAGCGCTTTGCCTGAGCTGACGCCAATTCAGCTGACCACCACTGGTGCATTGCCAACCGGTCTGGCCATTGGCGTAACGTACTACCTGCGCAACGTGTCTGGCCTGACAGCCAACTTGTCTGCCACTCCAACGGGGGCGCTGATCAACACCTCTGGCGCTCAATCTGGCATCCACACAGTTAGCATTCGGGCAATTGGCTTGAGTCAGCTTCCGGGTGCTGACAGCGTTCCAGTTATCCAGAACTACCTTTTGGTCTCGGACATCAGCCGATTCGTCTTTGCATTTGGTGCCAACGACATTGGAACGACCATACAAGACCCTATGCTGGTTCGCTGGTCCGATCAGGAAGACGCCGCAAGTTGGGCTCCCTCGGCCACCAATCAGGCAGGCAGCGTGCGGTTCTCCAAAGGGTCAGAGATCGTTACTGCGCTCCAGAGCCGTCAGGAAATCTTGGCTTGGACGGATTCGTCGCTGTACTCCTTGCAGTACGTTGGTGCCCCGATTGTTTGGAGCTCGCAGATTGTTGGCGAAAACATTTCCATTGTGAGCGAGAACGCGGTAGCCTACGCAAACGGCGTGGCTTACTGGATGGGCGTGGACAAGTTTTACATGTACGATGGCCGCACGCAGACGCTCAAGTGCGATTTGCGAAAGTACATCTTTTCAGACATCGACGTTAACCAGCACGGCCAAATATTTGCTGGGACCAACGAGGGATTCAACGAAATCTGGTGGTTCTACTGCTCGAAAGACTCCACAACGATTGACCGCTACGTGATCTTCAACTACGCAGAAAACGCAGGCCAAGGCGCTTGGTACTACGGCGAGATGGCTCGGACTGCTTGGCTTGATTCAGGCCTGCGCGAGTTTCCTCTGGCTGCCACGTATTTAAACAACTTGGTCAACCACGAGCAGGGTGTGGACGACAACAGCACGCCATTAAACCTGCCTATCGAGGCGTACATCACTTCGTCTGAATTTGACATTGAAGACGGTCACAACTTTGCCTTTATCTGGCGGGTCCTGCCGGACATTACGTTCTCGGGATCGACCGCTGACAATCCCACTGCAACCATGACATTGCTGCCATTGAAGAATTCGGGATCGGGGTACACCGACCCAGCTTCCGTTGGCGGCCAAGACTTTGCCAACATTACTCGGACTGCTGTGGTTCCGATTGAACAGTTTACCGGTCAGGTGTTCATCCGAATTCGTGGGCGCCAGATGGCATTTGAAGTGCGATCCACTGAGCTTGGGGTCAGCTGGCAGCTGGGTGCTCCTCGTTTTGATATTCGCCCGGATGGCCGGAGATGACATGACCAAAATTGTCACATCCGAAAGCGAGCTGCAAAAGATTGCGCCACCTGCGTTGCCGCAGCCAACGATGGAATATTCACAGCAGTATCAGGACCAGTTCAATCGGGTGCTCCGCCTTTACTTCAATCGACTGCAAGATGTTGTAAATCAGCTCAACGCACTGGACACTACCGCTACATTGCGCGTGCCATATGGATCATTCTTCCAAGATGGGGCCACGTTCCTGACGGCGAACATGACCAACGTGTCGACCACGCCAATCCAAGTTACATCCAC